GTCGGCGGCTACCAGGGCCCGGAACGCTGGCTGCGCCGCTCCGCCGCTGGTTGGCCCGGCCCACACCGTGTTGGCGTTTTCTGTGGACTTTGTGACCGCCAGAGTCCCAGAAGCCGATACGGGCGACCCAGCAACAGAAAACTCCGCAGGCATGGTAAGACCGACGCTGGTAACGCTCCCGCTTCCGCCGCCCGCAACCACGTTCTGATCGGCAAGCACGAGCTGAGTCGGAATGGCGGTGCCGTAGAGTTGTACGGTGTAGATTCCGGGAAGCGCATAGAAAAAGAAGTTTCCAAGCTGGTCGGTGAGAAAGGGATTCGGCAAAGTCGAAGTTGCTACCGTTCCGCCTGACACGTAAGTCCCCGGTGTTACGGTGATGAGGCTGCCGTTACTCTGCGTGACGGTGACGAGAAGCCCCGTGATTGAGTAGATTTGCCAGATGCCGTTGTAGCCTACCGGGTTGATGCCGGAGACGCTGAGATACGCTCCGACAACCACATCGGAAGGCATGCTGCCCAGCGTGAAGGTGATGTAGCCGTTGGCCCAGGTTGCCAGCGAAAGTGTGGGCGCATTAGAGAGTGCGGCGTTCCAGATTGTTGCCAGCGGGCTGCCGGGTTGTGTTGTGACGTTGGCAGGCTCGGTAAGTACGGCAACACTTACGCCCGTCAGCGACAAGCCGACTACGCTTCTGGTTGTTCCGTCGAACCTAAAATAAGTAGCCATTATCTGAAGCTACTTCCTCCCATCGCTCCATCAACTCGCCCGCCAGAACGATAGCCGCGCGGCCTGATCGGGTTGCGTTGATCCATGCGTATCTGGCGGTTGATGATTCCGTTTATCGCATCTTCGGCCATGGTGAGCACGGCTGGCGCTTGCGGTGAACCACGGGCAAAAGCGTAGCCGTAAGCCACGAGATAAGCGATGGCACGTTTCGAACGCGGAATCTGAATGTAGGTTGTCGAGAAGTTCGCTGAACTGGAAATATCCCCAAGCGATTGCTCGTAGCGGATGCGAATGTCTTGCGTGGTAGTGCAGCCGACCATGTAGATGGCCCCTTGCCGCCATTCCCACTCGCCAAAGACCGAGCCAGGCTGGGCCGACCGCAAACCATCCTTTGCGGGATTCATCAGCGAGAATTGCTGTGCGCTTCCGGTTTGCCGCTGCCAGATTTTCAAGGGAACAATCAAATCGGGCGGAAGCGCTGGCGTTGCGTGCATCACTGAGCCATCGAAATATCCCTGGTAGCCAAAGAAGATTTGGCAATCAGGGTCGAGGTTCGGCGTCGGCGGAATCGGCGTGAGGATTACGTTATCCACAATCTGAGTCGAAATTCCGTTGTTCGCCAGGGTCTCTTGTACGTGATCCACGGCAGCGTTGACGTACTCAATGCTGAAAGGCGCAACATCCGTCAAAATCTGCCCGGCAGAAGTGCGGAGCATATCATTTACGGTTGCTCTCGCTAGCGTAAGTATAGATTCTACAGACGGATAAACTGCCGTGGTTACGCTTGGCATAAGGAAGCCTCGCGGCGCAAGTGAGTTTCACGCACGCAGGGAATACGCACGGAAGCTCTCACCGCCCCGCGAAGATCACTGTTTCTTGCCCTTGGGCTCCGCGCGCCGCGCGTTCAGATCGTCGCGTGTGGCCGCATCAATGGCCCCGAGCTTGTAAGCGCGGTCGGGATCGGGCACGTAGCCGCAACCATGCTTGACTGCGTTTTCGCGGAGTGGATCGCCGCAAACCGGGCAAGTATCAATCTTCTGGAAAATAGGATTCCACTTGCGGTCTTCCTTGAAATACGTCGCTGCCAGCCGCATTGTCGGCGTGATGGCGTTTATCCGTCCGCTGGTTTCAAGTTCCGTAGCCGCCACAAGAAGCTTTCTGAAGAAAGCCTCCATTTTGGCTTTGGCTGTCGCCAACTCTTCCTCGGTGGGCGTTTCGTTCATCGTCCAGAACACGCCTTTTTCCGTCAGGTCTTGGCCTTCCGACCAATCGCCGCCAAGGAAGGGATTCACAATGTCTTGCGCAACGTGCTTGCCTTCGATGTCGTCCGTTTTCATGGCAAGTGATGCCGCGTCCATGTAACTCGACCGGAAGATGGATGGCAGAATGAGCGGCCTGCTGTAGCGCTGGCCGGGCTCGCAAGCGGGAATCTTGAACGTTCCCCAAGAGCCTTTCGGAACTTCGTGCTTCATCGGGCCGATGTTGAAAATGTAGACTTTGTATTTCGGGGCAAACTGGTTGAGCGGATTCGGCTGGTACTCCACTACTCCGTTCATTCCCGTTTCAACGTTTCTTGCGATGTCCGGTCGTGCTGGCATGTCAGGCTCCTTGGATTACTCGACGGTCGATCTCTTCCTGTGAAAGTTGCGGATTCCGTTTTGCCCACAAGGCGTGGTCGATTCGGCTTCTGAGTCTTGCCATGGCTTCAGCGGCGTTCATCTTGTGCTGGTATTTTCTGGTCCACTGTTCGCGGTTCGATTCGTAGGTGCCTGCGACTCCCCCGAAGGCCGGGGTTGCATTTCTGTAAGCGTCCGCGATGATGCGCCGCGACTCCCGCTTTTCTGCTTCCATCTCTTCGAGTATCTGCCGCTTCCTTTCGGCGAAGGTCATGCCGCGCGCTGCGTCAATCTTGGGGATCAGTTCCTCAAGGATGCGGTAGTTCAACTGGTTCAATCTCCGGTTGTGCGAGTAGTAGCCGCGAAAAGGATAATCTCCGCAGCAATGGAGTCCTGAAACCGGATCGTAGGATTGCCTGTACCACTCCTCTGGAGACAGGCCGCACATCTCTGGCGGCTTCCACATCGACAGGTGCCAAATCGGGTCGGGGCCGTACTTCAGCTTGACGTGTTGCCCGCAAGAGCCGCCGTCCATCTGCCCATAGATAAATTCTGTAGTTGACGGACCCCATTGCAATAAAAAATTTGGCTCGCCATAGGGATTCATCCCGCCTACGCGCTCGAGAAACTTCGCGTAGTTTTCAGGGCAGGTTTTCGATTGGCGGATGATTTCGACTCTCATAAAAAAGTGAGGCGATTCCGGCTCGCCTCGGGCCGCAAAAGTTATCAGCCAAACACGCCCGTAGGAATTTGCGCGTTCAGAATAATCGCGCCAGCGCGCACGTTTGAGTTGAAGAGGTTCAAAGCCGTGACGTGATAGAAGATCGTCGAGGCATTGAGTCCGCCGCTCGGCCCGATGGTCGGGAAAGTGGTCTGCCCGTTTACGTCGTAGAGGTCGGGAGCTTTGAGTTCCCCAATTCCCCAATAGCGTAGGCAGAGCGCATCAATGCGCCCCGGCAAAGCGTGAACGCTTCTCACGATGTCGTAATCGACAAACGTTTTCGGCGTGTTGCGCTTCAGCATGTCTTGCGAACTGTTGCCCTTGATTTCCTGCTGGTTGGTGATGGCCACCTGCACGGCAAGATTCTCAACCGCCGCCGCCTGATCCACGTTCATGTACCAGATGAGATCGGCAAGCGCCGGGGATTCTGTCCCAAGCGCAAGGCTGATTTTGCTGGTGACGAATCGGCCAGTGGCTTCGGTGATGAAAGCCCCGCCAAGGTTGACTTGCGGAGTGGAGAGTCTTCCGGGATAGTTTGCGCGAGCAAGGCCGTTGAGCGTTCCGCCGTTGCCATTGACCTGGTAACTGCGGATACCCATGATCGAGGTGCCCGCCGCTCCGGTTGCGCCGTTGATGACCAGGATGTCACCCGCTGCCATGCCTGGAGGCAAAGCGTCTGCGGACCAAAGCGTGTTCGTCACGCCGTCAACGAAGGAGATTTGGAAACTGCCCCGCGCTACTCCTCCGACTGCCGGAAAGACTTGCACGACTTGGTTATCGAAAAACTGATTCGCGTTGACGACGGTTGTGTTCGAGAACGAAGGTCCAGCCGCGCCTCCGCCCGAAGCTGGGAGAACGACGGTGTCGAGAGTTCCCGAACCGTCCCCTTGCATAGCCGCATCGAGGTTCGATTTGAACTGTTCAAGGGTGTTGGTGTACTCCGTGGCTTTGACGTTGATGCGGGACTTTTTGCCGGAGTCGGATGACCATACGGCTTGCGCGGTAATCTCGCAGGCTTCTGCAAAAGCTACCGGCAAGAGAAACTGCGCTGCGTATGCCGAACCCGTGCCGCGGCCCATATCGCCGCCGTCCGCGTTGAACTGCAGGAATGCCGAGCCTGCCTTGATGCGCATGGGAATACGCAGGGAAGGTCGGCCCGCCGGGTCGTACAAGTTTCCTGTTCCCGGCCCGCCTCCGGTCGAAGTGGACATGGGCAGGACGCGGCCCGCTTTTTTCGACCGAGAATAGAACGTATCCTCAGTCAGCATTAAATCTGGAATGTCGTCTCGAACCGTTTCGAGCTCGACCGCCTCTATGCTTGTTTCTGATAGAGCTGCCATAGGCAACTCCTTTGATTCGTGGACTTACTTGCCGCGATTTGCGCTTCCCTTGGCGCGCCCTTCGCTCTGGGCGGTGTTTAGCTTGTAGTGCCCTTCCGTGGAAGGGTTGCTGCAATCCGTTCGCTAGCGTTTGCTGCCCTGCGTGTTTAACGTGAGGCCCGCGATCACGAAGCGCTGACTAGGAACGAGAAACTTTTGCGGCTGATTGTGCGCGGTGCTCTTCTGGCCGTTTCCGGTTAGGTAAGCACGCACTAGCTATCTGCGTGGCGGCATGATTGCCGCGTCCGCTCCTCGCAGCCGCTCGAAGAGTTCTTCCCGCGCAACTACCATTGAGCCATTTTGCCCGACTTCAGAAACGCCCTGCCATGTTGCCGCGAGCCGAGAAACGTGGCTTTGTCCGTTTTCGTGAAGTCCACATCGGCGATGCTAGGCCGACCGACGACCGTTTGCGATGCGCCTGATTTCGGTGCAACCTTTGCCGGTGGCCGCGCGCCATTGCCATTCGTCCCCAGCAGGTTGCGATACTTCAGAACCGTCTGCACAGCCTTCGGCATATTCCGTTGAGCGTTGTCCACAATGAACTTGATGGCCTTGTCGCGGTTGCCGGCGCCCATGATGGTTTCATATCGCTTGGCGTAGTCCGCTTGCGCTACCAGAAGCTTCTTTATCTCTTCGGTCACTTCCGAGCGTACCCGGTTGCCCATCTCGGGATCGAGTTTCCGGCCCCTGAGAAGCTTCCCAATCTCCGCATTCATCGCCCGGCCAACCTGCTGATTGACTTCCGACCGTACCGAGCCGTAGAACTGCGCCTTTTCCTGCTTGGCAAGCTCTTCTCTCTGCGTGTTGATCTGCTCGCGTTCGCTGGCTAGCGGATCTGTAGCGGCTTTTGTCGCCAGCCCCCGCATGGGCTGAAACACTTTGCCAACAAGATCGTTATAGAGACGAATGGCGTCGTCGGTCTTGCCGTTGCGTAGGGCTTCGCCCATCTGGCCCACGGCATCGAAGACTCCGTACTTTTCAAGGAACTTGGTCGAGACAGTCGAAACGGCCTGCTCGTGAAAGGCCGGGTCCATGCGCTCGAGGCGGTCAAGCGCCGGCAGAACAAGCTTCTTGAACCCGTCAGGAAAGTCGGTGGCCCAGCCTTCAATGACTTTCGGATCGCCACGCTTGAAGCCTTCCTCGAGTTGCCGCCCGGCCTGGACTTCCTCAGCCATTTGACTGAGCCCTTCCACGCCGCCATGCAGTTCTACCGCTTCTTTGAGCGCAGTGAGTTCTTGAGTGGTGCCAAGCTTGTCGATGGCTTGGCCCTTCCAGTAGATGCGCTCAAGCTCTTTGGCAAGGACTGGATTAGTCTTCTTGACTTCGGCTAGGTGTTGCCGGACGGCTGCTGCGACTTTGCGGCCATCACCCTTTTCGGCTTCGGGCTGCTGCTCCGCGTCTGGCTTGTCGTCTGTAGTCTCACTGTCTCCTGGCGGAAGTTCTTCTGGAACCTCTTCAACCGCAGCCCCATCGCCCTCGCCTCCCGCATCTGTGCCTACATCTAAAACTTCTAGATCTTCGCCTTCAAGCATAACGTCTCACTTTCCCTGTTTTCCCTGATAGCCTCCGGGGACAGCAGCCCCCGGAACGTGCGATGCGTAGCCGCCAGAAACCTTTATGCCTTGACTACCGGCAATAAAGGGTCGAGAAGCTCCAGCAATGCTTCAATGCGGTCACAGCCTTTGTAGGTCATGTCGGAAGTGTTGTTGGGATTCTTCATAAACGCCAACTGTTCGCGGATGCGGCCCATGATGTCAACGGCGGTGAGTGGCGGTGCCGGTGCGGTTGAAGCCACCAGCGCGGCCTTGCGGGCGGCTTCGGCTTTGGCAGCGGCATCGGCTGCGGCGGCTGCTGCGATTTTGGGATCAACCGGAGTTGCTGAAGGTGCATGCGGTGCGGTCGGTACAGGCGGTGCTGGAGGTGCTTGTTGCATCGTGTTCTCCTTTTATTGAATCAATGGCGGCTTGGGTGCTTTTGCCGCCAATTCCTGAACTTTATCCTGCTGGTCCTCGGCTTGGAGCGCATTCGGGTCCAAGTGTATACCAGCTTGTGCGGCCATTTGCGCTTTTCCTGTAGGGTCCAAATCCTTGTAGTTGATGCTTTCTGCCGGAGGCTTGGGCGGCGGTGGCGGGCCTTGCTTGGCTTTGAGCGCTGCGGCGTGTTCGTCGTAGTGCGTCATCACGTTCTCGTAGCCTTCGGGCTGCTCCGCTGCCGCTCGGATTCCGTCGCTCGATCTCGCCCACGTTTCAATTTCGTTCATCTCGCTCTGGTGATCGTCAAGCTTGCCTAGTTTTACCGTCGAGATGACTTGCGGGATTTGCGCGAGTTGCTGCTGGGCTTGCTGCGCTGCTTCGGGCGGAATGGGAATTCCCTTCTGCTGAGCCTCGATGGCCGCTTGCTGAATCTTTTTCTGGGCTTGCTGTAGGGCGGGATTGGGCTCCGGGGCCGATTGCAAGAGAATCTGAATCTCGCCCATCTGCTTTTCGCTGGAGTCCGCTCCGGGAATGACCATTTCCGGCAGCCCGGCTTTGTCCTTGGCCAGCATCATGTTGCGCGCGGTGCTCAAGACTTTGGCCAGCAGAGGATTTTTTGCCGCCATGCCAATCACGTTGTTCCAGACTGCGCGTTTCGCTACCCAGCTCTCGGGGAAATTATCGTCTTGGTCGGGGAAGCATCTGATGTTTCCTTTGAGGTCGTTCGGGTCGATGGCCAGTTTTTGCATCTGCTTGCCTTGGCCGGGAACGGTTCCAGTCATGGTTTCTTCGCGGTACGTGGCTGCAGCTTGCACCGCTTGGCGAATCAGATTCGCATAGCCGCCGCGGATGTTCCGCCAGGTCAGCCCCACTCGCCCGAGCGCCTGGTCGCGCTGAATGGTGATTCCTCCAAGCGTGTTGTTGCCTTGCGTGTCTCCGCCGAAAAGAGCTGGGCTTCCTCCACAAAGGAATTGCGGAGCTTCGCCAAACAGCCATTGCATGTACTGAATCATGCCTTGAGCAATTTCGATTTGCTGCTCGGTGAAAAACAGGTCGGCGGTGCCTTTGCCGGTGACTTTCGGAGCCTTCAAGTATTGCCCTGGTCGGCGCTCCGCATCCTGCAACGCCGCAACATCAATCTCCGAGCCTACCCAAACCCGAGGGATCAGGTGCATGAAGCTTTCGTGCGTCAGTTCTACGCAATCGTTCAGCTTTTCCTGGATGGGAATGACTGGACTGCCGAGAGCTGGCCGGTGCGCGCCGTCTCCCGACCGGGCATGGATCAGCGTTAAATGGTCGTCCATGGATTCGTTCCGCTGCTCGCAAAGCGTCTGGCTAACCATGACGGCCATGAGTCCTTTGGGAAACTCCTGGTACAGCCAGTTTCTCAGATCGTCGTCTTCCTCTTCGGTGTAAAACTCCGGCCGCATCCAGGTGCGTTGCTTGGTGGCGTTGTGCGCCATCGAGTCGCGGTTCTGCCCCGATGGCCGCATCCCCATCATAATCGCTGTTCTGGCCAGACGTTCGTACTCGGATTCCGCCGTAGGCGATTGCCCGGCTTTGATTTCATCGGCCTTGTCGGGGTACTCCGTCTTGAACTTCGTTATGTCGCCCTCTTTGCTGATTTGCAGGTAAGAAGTGTCAGCAAGACAGTTCGACTGGACGGCTACTTTCGATTCGAGCACTCCGTAGCAGGTAATGACTTCAGAACCTCGCGGCACGCCTGTTCCCGCTTGCCCGCTTTCCTGCGGCGTGGGATTCTCGCCCTGCTCCGGCAAATAGGCTACTTCTTCCTGCTCTTCGGTTACGCCGGGATTTGAATAGCCGAAGCGTTGCCCATCGAGAACGTGTCTCGCTTCAAGCACGCATCGTCCATCGGTGTAGAGATACCGCGAAAGGTCGGCCAAGACCGTCAGCATGTCGTTGTTGCGCTCGATCAGTTGGCGGGCCTTTTCGGCATTCTCCGACGCTGAGATGTCGCTGGCGTTGGTGGGATCTTCGGGCTCGAACCGGACAGCAGGCAGTGCAGCGGTCAGAGCCGCGCCAAGGATGTCCCCAAATCCCAAGTAGATGTTTGTCTCGTCGTTGTGGTCGTCAAAGCTTTGCCCGCCAAGGCTGACCATCGAAGGAGTTACGAGCGTCCCTTTGGGCCCGTCGAGCAAGTGCTGGTTGCCGCGATAGAAGTAGCGGGCTTTCCAGGCGTCCCGGACTTCCAATCGGCGGCTCACCATGTCCCGCTGCGCTACTCGCGAGCAGAGATGCTTGATGCAGGTGCGCTTGGCTTCTGCCTCTTCGTCATCGTCAGCGATCTCGACGCGGTTGTCGGTCGCATCGACGGAGCAGAGCTCTCCCGGTTGAAACTTCTGTTCCTGCTCGTCCTGCTCGGGCTCTTGAGCGGCTATTTCTTCAGCCATTTTGTCGATCGACGTTCGGGGAGTTTCTTCGGGCTGCCGGTTGCGCCTATCCATTCCTTGACGCCGGATTTGCCAAGCTTCTTTGCCGCGTCAGAAGTATGGAGCCACCTGAATTGCGCGCGAGACGTGGCGGGAATCGGCCTAATCCATGTAACTCTTGCCGCCCATCGGCTTCTCGGCCGCGCCGCGTTCCCCGGCATTGCTCATCGCGTCTTCGCCCATGGTGTTGTGCTCGGCGTCTTCCATGGCTACTTTGCCGTACTGGTGCGCTTCGTCAAGCGTGGCGTGGTCGGCGTGGTGGATGTGCCCGCCGTGGCTGGTTTCTGAGTGGAAGCCTTTCGCTGTCTTGGTGATGACGTGGCGGTCGGCTGGGCCGTGCTTGGCCACTACGGAATGGATGTCTTCCCCGCCGGCAGGTTTCTTGCTTTCGTCGTAGCGGCCTACAGTTTGCACGTTGCCGGACATCTTGCCGTCAAAACTCGTCGCGCCTTTCACAGTCCCTCCTCAGTATTTCTCATCTTTGTTGCGGAACGTCTCAAAGTTGATCTTCTGCCGCCCAAGCGTCTCGAGGCGATGTCTGTGTTCCTGACACGACTGGCAGTTGCATCTTTGCCACACGGATTCGGCTACGTGCTTGTCGAGGGGCAACTTGTACTCCAGTCCCCTTACAGGATTCACAAGTTCGTTCATTTGAGTCCTGCCCCTCTTGCGAAATTGCATGGCCCGCATCCGCAATTCTTCGGATGGTCCATGTATGCCGGTCGGTCGAACATTCCAACGGCAGGTCGCTCAGGCGCAGGAGTGCTCCGTCCAGCCAGAGGTACATCTGGAGCCCGTTGCACGTCTTGACTGTCACAGCGCCCACGAATCCACTCCGACAAACTTTTACCCGATTCGTCCGCCTGCTTCTGCCACGTCGCAAGCTCGGCCTCGTCAACCCGGATCTGAATGGGTTTCTTTGGCACGTATGTACAATACGCGATGTATGTACAGAATCAAGAGGAATTGTATGTACGTTCAATTCGCTCCTTCAATCGCTGCCTGCTTCTTGTCGTCCGGCAATGCGTCCCACTCGGCTTTGGTTTGCTTCCAGGTCTTCTTGGCTGGCTCTGGCACGGGAACCTCGGTGATAGGCTTGGCGTCGGTGCGATCCACGTAAGCCTTGGCCGGGGCGTTGCTGAATGCCGCCATGGCCAGCTCCAGGCGTTCAATCTTTCCTGACAGGAAGTCTTCTTTGGCGTGCGCGCGCTCTAGTTCTCTGTCGAGAATCTCTATCAGCCGGGCTTCAGGAGAGTAAAGCTCAAGTTGTTTAGCGCGTTTCACTTATCGCCACTCCGGGGCCGGAGACAGCCGATCACAATTCTTGTACAACATCTTATTGAATTTGATTACTTGCAGTCGTACGTAACCTGCCCTATACATCGTAGGGGAGTGTCGATTCATTATTGTCTTCGCCACGGAGTCACACGATTAGGCATGTTGATGAACAACTCGCTTCCGGGCTTGCGCGCCTCTAAGCGCATGATTTCTAGATATTTAGCCGTCATGTCGGGAATTGCTTTGACGCGCAAATCGTCTTGGATTGCTCGAGGTATAGGCCTTGGGTTGAAGTACGACATCGTGGCGTACCTAAAACTTTCGAGTACGTCGTCTGCCAGATCATCGGTCTTGGCCGCATCTTCCAGGTCTTTGTCGTCCCGCATCAACAGCGGGAACGATTCGATAACGTCACGGCAGTTGGCAGAGACAACCAAGCCCTCGGTGTCGAGTAGCGTATAGATGAGCCGCCAGCCGCCCACGCGGTCGTTGTTTGCTCGCTCGGGTCGAGGTAAACCACTTCCGGCCAGCACGTCACCCATTCTATCGGCAATCGTGTGCTCTTCGTTGACGCGGTTGAATCGGTCGGGAGAAAGGTAAACATGGCTGATCGGCTCAACGTTCTTGGTTATCGGATCAGTGGAGTGCTCGACGATGAGTTCTGCAAGCGTCTGCTCATTCATTCCGCGCCTAACCAGCTCGCGGTAACAAACGATAACCGTTTTCTTTTGCCCAAAAGAATCAACGACTTCGGCGTTGGTGAACCAAAGTACGCAGGTGGCGTGGTTGAAGCCCCAATCAATACCAATCCATCTAGGCTGCCAATCCTGAAACGTAAAAGCTTTGACGTGTCGCTGGATGTCCCAGTTCGGAAAGAATTGCCCGGCAAGGATGTCCCAGGAACCTTCAAGCCACGCCGCTCGGAGATTGGGAGGAAGCGAACTAAGTCCTGCGATGTATTCGGCGTCGTTGGCATAGATGGGATTGTCGGCAAAGCTTGAGTGGATGACTTCGTAGTCCGCTGGGTTGTAGGTGTCATCGACTATGCCGGCGGGAAGCTTGTGCTGGATCCAAAGAGCTTTGACCCAGCCAGACCCGATTCCGTTAGGATTAGTGCCCCCGGCCATACGGGCGCGCGGCTTGTCACCGTAAATATCGAGCGGAACCGGACAACGATTGGAGCCTTTAATGAAAGCCCACTGAGGATAAGTAAACTGAGTGAGTTCATCCCAGCCAACGTAGAGATATTCAGGCCCCTGGAGTTGCTTGAGGTCGCTGTCGGCTTTGATGTGCCCGAAGAAAAGATTGGACTTGTTGTGGAAATAGACGGTGTGCTGCTGGCCGTTGTACTGCCGGTAGATGCCCTTCGGAACGTACTTGAGGAAGTGATCTTCAATGCCGCCTTGCTGGCTGGATTTGAGCGTGCGGCGAAGCAGAAGATTGTTTGAGCCAGGGACTTCGCAAGCCGAACGAATCCCTTCCCAAAGAAGCGCCAGCGTCTTGCCGCCGCCGCGAGTGCCTTCTTGGAGTGGGTATCTGGCTGTACTTGCATGGAATTGATGCTGTGGCCCCCAAGATGCGCCGTGGTCAGGAGTGTAAAATTCTCCAATGTTTATGGTGGGCATTCACCGCGGCTCGGCATTCCGGTCCACTGAACCTGAAGCGGACTGCCATCCTCGCCGACAATCGCTTGAGGCACCTTACCTTCGAGCCTCTCAGCGATTTCCTTGAAATGGGTTCCGCTGCCTTTGTTGGCGTGGTCTACTGCCGCTTGTGCGAAAGCCTTCGCAAACTCCGGATCTTCAAATAAGTCCTGCAATGCCTTGGTGATAGGCTTTGTCTTGGGGCGTCCTGAAGGATTGCCGCTCTGACCAGGCTGCCAAGGCTTGAGATTTTCTGTATTAGCCATTGTTCCACTCACTGTTAGCAGTGAGATTAGCCTCGGATCGCCGCTACCAAGCCGACCGCGTTGGTTACGCTGAGTAGTCTTACCCGGGCGAACTTCGGTATGTTCCAGGTGCAATCGGCGTGGAAGGTGTTGTTGGTGGCGTCTACGCTCGTGATGTTGAAGCCGGCAAGCGTCTGATAGTTGGCGTCAGCGTCAGCGTCGGCGCCTTGGATGTCCACTTCGAAAGCTCCGGGAGCTCCGCTGAACTTGCCATCCACCGCAAAGCCAAGCGATGAGTTGAGCGAAACCGGGCCTGACAGGGCAAAGGCTTGGCCAGCTTGCGGGGCTGCCGGGGATTCGTACTGAATGCCAATCGCCGTACCTACGCCACCCGTGTCCGGGGCTTGGTGCAGAATGACGGGATCGTTGGGGACCAGGGTTGCGGTTGTCGCTGAGCCGATAGCCGTCACTGTGTACCAGCCGTCAAAACGGGTTCCAAGCACGGAGGTTGGCTCGAGCCCGGTTACGCCGCTGATGACTCCAAGCCCGATGTAGACGCTGCCGCCGACTTGCCAATTATGCGCCGCGCTGACGGTAATCGTTACTACTCCGCCGGCCGCGCGCACCAATCCGCCCGGTGAGGCTGAGATGGTCGATGCGAGGTATTTGCCGAAGCTGTAACCCACAACTCCACGCATGAGCCCAGCAAGGGGATTTTGCAATGATGACTGAACGTAATTTGGCACGCTAAGTCCTTATTATACAAAGGCTTCGACGGTGTAGTACACCACAACCGACGCTGTCCCCGTTCCCGCGGCGTAGTTGTTCGTCGCTTTGGTGATGAACAGGGCCGCGTTTTCATCGGTAGGCGGGCTGGCGGCAGTGTCGAGGCCGGCGGCAAATGGCGTGTATTGGTGCGTGCGGTTCGGGGAAACAGTCGTAATCATGCCCTCCGCCACCGTCAAAGCGGTGCGCGAACCAACCGTCAACGTCACCGCGCCGCCGGCGTTGGTGTAGGCCACCGACCCGCCGATGAAGTTGATGGTCACGGCAATCGGGTTGATGTAGAAGCCCGCGCCAGGAGCGGCAACGACCTGGATTGGAGTCGTCAGCAAGGCGAGAATCTGCGCCGAAGTCAGGTTGATCTTGGCGTAGTTCATGCCCACAGCGGGGAAGGGGCCGGGGCTTGTTCCTACGCTTGAGGTTGCAAAGAATTGCTGGCCGTCAAAAGCTGCCGGGGCCATTGTGGGTGTGGGTGCCATGGTGTGTTGTTATCCTTTCAAGTTTGAACTTGGAGTCTCAATGCCAATGCTTCGGAACTCTCTAGCCGCTCGGTGTGCCGCTTGTGGCGGGGATCTTCGAAGATGAAGAGCCCTCGGTAATAGTCCGGCTCCGTGCGCGCGCCATCCATCGCCATGGTTTTGGCCTGGTATTCTCGCGGGCCGGTCTGCTCTAGGGATGAGCCGAGCAATAGGATTTCTTGCCGGCTGGCGTGGCGTTTGAAGCCGTTCGGGTAGCGAATCAGATAGTTGCGGTGCGGCAATAGAAAACCTTTGACGTGCTCGGGTCGAGGCAACAGGAATCTGCCCCTGCCTGTGGTCAGGGAGTGCGCGCACAAATAATTCGCTAGTTTGGGCTGGAATGCAAGAAAATAAAGATGTGTCGTTTTGAACACACCCATCAAACATGCATACCGTGTTCTGCTAAATGGCACTTCCCGCACAACCATTTTACTTCTAATGGTTTGTTGTAATCTGTATGGTGTCCGTTTATGCGTGCTCGCCTGCCGCATTCTTGGCAATTCTTGGGCTTCTTTATCGTTCGCGCTTTAATGGCTGCCGCTAACTGGCGATGCGCCAGTATCCTCTCAGGGTACCGCTCTTTCCACAAACGATTGTACTCCAGACGACGGTCTTTTAACTCTTGCACGTATCGCACAGACGTGTTATATAGGCTAAATATGCCAAAGTCAACCAAGAAATGCGGCCACGTCCGGCACGCCAAGAATTGCCTGATTTGCCATCTCTCGAAGATAGGGCGAGCCACATCGCCGCGTAAAACAAGGGCCTTGCGCAATAATCTTTCAAAAGCGCGTGCCGCCAAGGCCATGAAAGCAGAGGAATTGCAGGAGGTTTCGTGAATGCTTCGCCTTGAACATGCTTTAGGGCTTGACAATCTATAACACGTTTGAGACAATTTCTTTATGGACATCCAAACCAAAGTCGCCCTGGACAAAGAGAAGCATCCCGAAAGATTCTGCAAGCAAAACCGCTGCCTCTGGCGAGTGCTGGTCTGCCACCCCATGACGCGCGAAATGGTGCCTGCCAAGGGTTGCCAGAGCGGCTGGTGCCCGCGCCATACCCGAGCGGAACAGCCCGTTGCGCCAGCCCCGGCCACCGAGCGGCGCGAACGCACCCAAGTCGAGCGTAAAGTTGATTCCATGCTCGATGAGGTTTCGTTTCTGCTGTGGGGATGCCCGTTTGACGTGCTGGACCCGGTGCGGGCTGACGCCGTGATTGCCGAAGCTTCCATGAGATTTGATGTGAACCTGGTCGAGCAGGGCGATCTCGCACGCAAAGCGGCAAGAGAAAACATTTGAAAAGGAGGGGCTGACGCGATGAGCGAAGTATTCAAGATTCGAGATGAATGGTACGCGGAAGCACGAAAGCAAACCACTGAAACGCTGCCGGATTTCATTAGGAAACTCACAGAGTACTCGCACGATTACAACACCATTTGCTATGCCGTCGCTGCCGCGGCCCTTGGCGCTGCCCGAGCCGTGGACCATTCCCCGAACGGAGGCATTACCGGATTTCAGGCCGGAGCAATCATGTGGGAATTTATCCAAGGCTGGGGCGCGATGGAAGACGGTCCCAAAAAGATGCTCTGCTACGCCAACATGCTCTATCCGCAGTACGAGGACAAGTTCGACAAGACCATCAGCAGAGACATTTGGGAATACCTGCAAACTCAAGCAAAGAAAAAGATTGCTGACAGCAACGGCCACGTTCATCAGGAAGTTCAAGCCCACTGGCAAGCTATCTCGCTCGGCCACGTTCCATTTGGCTACAGAATCGTGGAGGACTGATGAGCGAACCAAAACTAGCACCAACTCCGCACCAACAGATGAAAGATTTGGCCTCATACATCGCATTGCGTTTGCCTGAAAATTTGCCTTTGCGCGGCAACCGCAACGAAGCAAGTGCCGTAATCCTGCGATTGATTCGTCAGGCGGAGTTTCCAGGTTCGAATCCTGGGCGTGAGGCGGAGCACGTAGCTTCAGGGAGCACTGAGGCAGGGGGTTTGAAACCTCCATCCGCCAAAATCGTAGGCACGCAAGCCGAACTCACCACGCTCGAGCAGGACATCGACAAGCTAGGCGCCACAGCCCTGCGCATCGCCGACGAACGCAACCGCTACAAAGCCGACGCCGAGCGGTTGCAGAACGAACTCGACGCCGTAAAAGCCGCTTCCCGGCATAGATTCACAGCCAGCGAAGCCGAATCGTGCGTGGATGTGGCGCTCGAATCGACTGGCTCCGGCGATGGCGACAACGAGCAGGAAACGCTGAACTATGAGCGGCTGGCCGAAGCCCTAAACGCCATGATGCAAAACATTGAACCGTACAAGGAGCCGTTGTGAGCCTGGAAACCATGGATGGCCGAGTCTGCACGCACTGCGGGGCCACCATCTACCTGGACGAGTGCGAATGCGACGGCAGCGAGATGTCCACCGACGAGTTTGAACGGCTCCTCAAGCGTGCCTGGCTGGCCGAACAGCGCAAAAAGGTCAAGGAAGCCTTGGAGCGCGCGCTCGGCGGGCGTGGCTTGACGAACAGAAACGTGAGGCATGGGCTGTGAGCGACTCAATCCACATGCAGGGACTTCTAAGCTGGTACGCGCTGAAAGCCTTTGGCGAACGCCGCGGGTACGAATGGCTGCAACCCTACACCGAGCCGCAATGGGTTGCGTGGCTGATTGAGATTCTCAAGCAGTCGGATGATGACGAATCGCTTTTCCCGCATGGTAAGTGGGCCACGATTCAGCACTTACAAGGGAAGGTTGCCGCAATGGCTGCTGGAGAACGTCACTCGCGGGAGACGCTGCACCCATGAAGCCGTCCGACCTGTTTCAAGAGATGGCAGACATCGTCCAGCGGACGTGCAAGAAAGTCTACAGAGACGAACCTTGCACTGAAAGTGAGCTTGACCTTATTTCCGACCGGGTGATGCTGCTGTGCGCTGAGGAGCGCGACCGGATAGTAGCTGAAGTGGAAGTGATCGACCGAGCCGAGCAAGAGCTGGACAAAAGAAAAGAGGGATTGTGAGCGAACAAATGGTCATTCCTAGCGATGGCGAACACCGGTTTTCGAATCGCAAAGAGGTTAGAGACGAGATTGCCAAGCGTGCGGCCACGCCGGCAGATGAGCCGAAACCAAAAACATTGGTGCAAAAACTCTGCGAAGTCATGGCCGCGGTCGAGCGTGTTGCCAAGCGCGGCAGAAACGAGTTCCACAAGTACGACTACGTGACCGAGGCCGACCTGGCCGATGCCATCCGCAAGGAACTGGCTTCGCGGCATCTGTTCATTTTTCCGAATGTCACCAAGGTTGTGCGCTCGCCGCTCGAAGTCGAAACAACCAAGTGGGTCAACAATCAGCCGATTCAAGTTGTGCGCAAGACGCAGCTGACGGAAATTGAGGTGGAGTGGACCTTTGCCGACGGCGAGTCTGGCGAGGAAAAGACCATCGTGGTGCATGGCGTCGGCGAAGATAACGTGGATAAGGGCTTTTACAAAGCTTTTACCGGCAGCGAGAAATACATGCTGATGAAGGCTTTCCTGATACCTACAGGCGACGATCCCGAGCAGGATAGCAAAGAAGACGCCAAATCGGCCAAGGAACGCGGCAAGGTGGCTGCCAAGGCCGTTGGCGAGCAGAAAGTCGCTGAGATGCGCGCTAATGCGCAGGAAACCACATCCCAGGACGCGCGCCGGATTGTCTTCATCAAGATTATGCCCAATAGCGATATAGCTGTGAATGGGTACCTGGCCGACAACAAGGTGTGCGACTTCCTGCGGGATGTGGACGCAAAAAAGAAGCCATCGAAGCTTGGCAATGGCTCGTACTATCAGTTTGCGCCGGAGTTCCTAGCCGACTTCAAGACTCTGTGCGAGCGCATGGAGATTGAGATTGCCTAAAGTCAGCCGAGTGCTACGCGAAACGAAAGACAGCACGGTGTGGAAGTTTGTCTGTGAGGGTTGCGGAGCCGAGGGCCAGCTTGGCCTGTTCAAGAAAGACGGTATGCAACCCTTCGGCTGCCCGGAAGGATGCGGTGCCACTTACGTTCCCTGGAAGCCGGACGGCCGGCGCTGGCAACTGCGATGCGTCGTTAAGCCGTATTTCACGTCAGGGAGCATTAGTGCCTAACGTCGAGGAGTGCTTGGTACATTGCCAGTTCTTAATCTCGAAGGGCCGGGGACAAGAGGCGGCTAAATTGGTGCTTCCCAGGCTTGAGGCTCAGCGACGGAAGGCCAACAAGGAAGGACGGACGCGGCTAATCAGGGACTTGGGAAGCAGCGTCACTTATGCGGAATTCAACGGGGAGTTTGACCGCTACATCGAGCAGAGCGGCGGCAACCCGCAGATAGGCTATTCGATCATGCTCAGGCTCTTGAAGCAGTTGCCCAACGACTCGATTAAGCGGCTCGCGGAGGCTGGCAATGAAGAACCCTAAGCCCGTCACCGAGGAAGAACTCATCGCAGCCGAAGACGTGGAAGCCGACCGCCGCCGCGCGCGAGCCATCCTAGCCCAGTTGCGGGAGCGGCACGACATAACCGGCGAAGAATTGCTGGTGGTCTTGTGCTGGCTTGGTGCGCTGGTGGTTGTGGCGATTGGTTTGGGGTTGTGGGCGAATCAGTAAGAGTTTTTGGGAACACCTCGGACTGGCTGAGTTTCATGGCTAGCGCCGTGGTCAATCGAGGAGGGGTGATGGGCAGAGAAGTGAGAATGGTTCCACCGAATTGGGAGCACCCACGCAAGGAAAGCGGAGAGTACCATCCGCTGCATGACCAAGATTTTGAGGAACGCGCGGCGGAATGGTTCGCTGAATGCGTCCAGTGGTCGAAAGGCGAACACGCTGACCAGAAAGACGAAAGCAAAAATTGGCGCGAGGCCTATAAATACTACTGGCAGTGGGCTGGCGACCCGCCGGACAAAGAGTATTACCGTCCGAAGTGGGCGGATGGCGAAGCAACTTGGTTCCAGGTTTACGAGACGGTCAGCGAAGGAACGCCCGTTACGCCGCCATTCGCAACCAAGGCCGAACTAGTTGAGTACCTGGCAACCAAAGGAGACTTTTGGAGTCAGCAGCGTGGCACTGGTCCGTGGGATAGGGAATCGGCAACGCAGTTTGTCGGCGACGGATGGGCTCCGAGCGCAATAGGAATGCCCGGAAAGGGATTGAAAACCGTAGATCAGGCAGGATTCTATCCGCAACGCTAGTCATGGCAGTGGCATAGGGGTGACTCGTGACTTCCCTCGACAAGATCCAAGAGCAGCTCGACGCCCTCGTGGCCGCCAAAGACGACACCGTGCGGTTCAGGGAGTTGCTGCTCGGGAAGCTGGAAACGTTGACGGTCGGTCTTCAAAATCACAGACAGGCATACTTACAGCACGAATTGGCCTTGGTGAAACGAATCGAGAACGCCGATGGCCGGACAATTTACAAAATGGAGGCCATCGCCGCAAACCAAGTGAAATTGCTGGCGGCAATAGACGCGATCGGTGCAAATGGAGTAGAAGTCGTCCAGCGCCGAGAAGCCCAATACAAAGAGCTGCTGGCCGGGATAAACGAACTACTGGACCGCGAGGCCAAAGCTACCGCCGCCCTGCCAGGGATTCTCAAGGCAAGAGCGGAGCAGGTAGAGGCGATTAACCAGCGGCTGGCAGCTATTTTCACCCGGCTCGACGAGCACAGCACCCGCCTAGCGGCTATTTTTGGCAAGCTCTGCGCCCAGCAAGAGGCTCGCCGGGGCAAACGAGCGAAGAAGGCAAGATGAGCACCAGCCCAGGCTTTTGCGGCGAAGATGCAATTCGTGAAGATGAACGGCAGGCTTGCTGGGAAGATTTCATCCACGTGCTAAAGAGTTACGGGCACGGCGGAGGAGGAGTTACGATCCTTCTGCGGCGGATGCGGGAAATAGGGTGGAAGGATTTAGGCACCGGAGATGGAAAGCCGCTCCATCGCATGAAGGATTCTGAGGTGCGCCGGTGGCTGGCAAACCAGGGAAGTAGAAAGGCTAGGTAGGGCCGTGGCTTACGAAAATACTGTCGTGGCTGTGCCGAAGTCGCAAGACAAGATTCGCCAGCTCATTATGAAAAACAAGGGCACGGGAATCGCTTTTATTTCTCAGCCTCCAATGGAAGGCTTTCAGGCCATGATGCCGATTGACGGGCAGACCTATACAATTCGCATCTCTGCTTATCTGAAAGGCGGGCGGCGCGATCCTGAAAAGGAAGCAAAACGCATCTGGCGCGTTCTTTTCCATCACCTGAAGGATATTTTCGAGGCTTCCAATTCCGGCGTAATGGAGTTCCGGGAATTGATTCTCCCTTACATCGTGACAAAGGACGGCAAGACGGTCGCACAACACATTTTGCCGAAACTGGATTCTGCGATCAACGGCAATCCTGAGCGGATGCTGCCCGCCCCGAAGGAGTAAGGACGGCGCTTGGGTGAAGAGGCTCGCCGGGGCAAAGCAGTTCGTGGCGACCGCACCAGAAAGGCTAGGTAGGGCTGTGGCCGAAACATTGGAACGCGAGCAGTTTGAAAAGTGGAACCGTGAGAAAAGCCAGTTTGAGCTTTCTTGGCGCTCGAATGAATCTCTTCTGCTGGCGTCGATTCCGGCAGACATTGAAGCGTTGAAAGAGTTTGCATGGCACGTCTGGCAGCACGCTATCTCTTCGGCTGAACGCCGGTACTTGGGTTTTTGAAGAGGACAAGATGAGAAAACTGATGTGGTACCTCATTTCCATCGTACAGATACCGTTCGTGTTGATTGCGGCTGGCCTTGACTGGTTGCGCGAAAAGACGGGCGCGTGAAGCGCGGCGGATGAATCGAGGAGGGGCTGAATGTTGACTGTAGATGATCTGGCTAATTTAATCCGCATGGCTGATCCCGGGCACAATGCTGGGGCCGGAGAGATGGCCGAGAAGATGCTGCCGTGGATTATTGCTGCGATGCGCAATGCCGTTCTTGAAGAAGCGGTTCGAGCTGTAGAGGAAGCTCACGCCCGAAACGTTTCCGGTGAGAATTGGATGAGTCGGGCCGTCAACTGCATTCGCTCGCTGAAAGGCAACCAAGCATAAGAAGCTGGGTGAACCGCGGCGGCTGGCGGGGGCGCGGCAGTAGAGGGGAGATGAAGTGAGCGTCACTTTGATTCAAGCCGATGCGCGGCAGATACCTTTGGCTGACAAGTCCGTGCAGTGCTGCGTGACTTCTCCGCCGTACTGGGGCTTGCGGGACTATGGCATGGCGGGGCAGCTCGGTCTTGAGAAAACGCCCGAAGAATACGTGGCTTCCATGCTCGAGGTCTTCCGCGAAGTGAAGCGCGTGCTGCGGGATGACGGAACGCTCTGGCTTGTGTGTGGCGATTCGTACTCAAGCGGCGCCAGGACATCAACGAGCAACCACAACGGAACTGGCGGGGCTTGTATTGAGGAAGGGCTATCCAGGCCTCCGGTATGTGACAGCCTCAAGCCCAAAGACCTGGTAGGCATTCCCTGGATGCTGGCCTTTGCCTTGCGCGCCGATGGCTGGTATCTGCGCTCGGACATCATCTGGTCGAAGCCCAATCCTATGCCGGAGAGCGTGACGGACAGGCCCACCAAGGCGCATGAGTACATCTTTTTGCTGAGCAAGAGCGAGCGGTATTTCTACAACGGGGAAGCCATCGCAGAAAAGTCATTTTCGGAAGGACGACCGATGGGTTTTACTTCAGTGCAATCTGATGCGATAGGTCGGGAGCCAACAGGAAACCAGAAACCGGAGAACTACTATAAGCCAAGATCAGAGACGCGGAACAAGCGGACCGTTTGGGAAGTAGCCACAAACCCATTCCCAGAAGCCCACTTCGCCACCTTCCCAGAAGAACTCATCAAGCCGTGCATCCTGGCCGGGTGTCCTGCTGGCGGGACGGTGCTTGATCCGTTCATGGGCAGCGGGACGACGGCACTAGTCGCGCGCAACCTGCAATGCCATGCGGTAGGCCTCGAGTTGAACGCAGCGTACATCAAGATAGCAGCCAATCGGCTCTCGCAAGAAGTGCTTGACTTTAGCGGAAAGGAGAAATAAATTGAGTTTGCGAATTCGTGGAGCGGGGCTGTTGGTAGAAAGTCCTTTGCCGGATCGTCGCCAGCACCCTGCTCCCCAAGTTCGTAGAAAGATGATCCGGCAAATTGCGGCATTACCTTTCCAAGTCTACGGCCTTCACTCTTGGCGCTTTGGCGCGAATGAAGGGTGTATTTGTAGTCAGTTGGTTTTCTGCTGCCTCATGGGTGGCCTTGCTGGAGTTGGCAGGGCTAACACATTGCCTTCAAAGCACGGAGGGGAGCGTGGCCAAACTCATTCCCCAAAGGCCATCCTTGAAACAGCAGAAGACGCAGCGTATCGCTCGCTCCGCAGCGAGAAAAACCACAGCCTATCCGGTGACTCAGACCTTCACGCCCGATCTGAGAGTGAACAACTGTGCGTGTGCGGAGTCAGGAACGTAAATGCAACTGCTGCCTCGTCTGGCTGGAACCTTGCTAGCTTCGGGTCTAAACACGACTGTGTAATGCTAAGGGGCTCTGCCCCTCGCACCCCGAAGTCAAAAGCGAGAGAAAGGCGTTGGGTGAGGGAAGTTGGGCGTGTCTCACGAAATGGAACTCTGGTACGACGAGAGCTTTGCCGCTCGCAAGTGGACGGTGCGGTGTAGCTGCGGATTTGTAGCGTGTTGCGAGACAGAAATGGAGGTTGTCAAATGCAGAGAAAGCCATTCTGCAAGAACGGACACGAAATGTCCGAAGAAAACACCTACAGATGTAAAGCCAGACCAACCCGCAACCAATGCCGGCGGTGCAAGATAGAATGGCAACGCGGGAAGCATTTAGTGGAGCGCCGGGCATGGATCAAGGAATGGAGAAAGCGCACAGGGTATCGCTGGCAAGAGAAAGACATCGCAAAACGCAGAGCACGCGGTTTAGTTGGAACCTGGGTATACAGAGGGAAAATCGTTCGACCAGATCATTGCCATAAATGCGGGCTGATTTGCGCACCTCAAGCGCATCACCCTGATTATTCAAAGCCTGCAGAATTTGCATGGCTGTGCGTTATGTGTCATGCCGCCGAGCACCATTCAAGGGAGGCAGACCAACTGATGCGGTAGCCATGGCACTTAACGCAGTAGTTACCAAAGGGGGCGGTGCGAGGACTACGCAGCAAAGGGGGGGCTGATGGACGCAGGCAAACCAGAGCGGAGGCGGGCATGACTGAAGTCGTTCTTCCTGAGCAGTGGAATGGCTGGCACTTGGCCGTGGTTCTCCAGTGGGTGTATGCCCACAAAGGCGGCGTCGCCCACAAATGGGTTCACGCAAGCGAAATACCGCTGCTTTGCGGACGGGGCGGCAACGAACGGCACAGAGTCGCTTGGCTGAACAAGACTTTCCCGGTTGAGCCATGAGCGATAAGCACTGGCCGGCCCATCAGGACAGCGCAGAAGACCAGACGCCAACGAACAAGCAAGCGGCGACTCGGGCGTACTGCGCCAAGCACTCCCGAGCCATGCTGGACATTGGCGGAGAAAAGAAGTGCCCGGCATGCGAGGCGGAGCGGAAGCGGGCGGAGAAGCCATGAAACGCGGCCCTAACGTCGGGCAGATCCTCATGGCCAAGCACCTGACCGAGATGGGGCTGGCCTTCACCGAGCAGGTTCCGGTCTGTCCAGGCCGGCGGTGGACGTGGGACTTCTTTTTGCCTGACTGGCGCATGGCGATCGAAGTCGATGGGATGTACCGCGGCACCCATGCCAGTTGGGGCCAGGACTACGAAAAGCAAAACTACGGCACGATGGTTGAGGGCATCCGGGTCATACGCTTCACTGCCAGGGAAGTCGAGCGAGGCATCGCACGGCAGTATTTAGAGGCGTGGCAGGATGGCAAGGCCTACCCACCAGCCAGAACCGATCGTGCGGGGAAGCGCCACAAGTCGGCCAGCAAACGGCAAGTTCTCAGCGGGGAAGCAAAAGCGCGGCTCAAGGAGTGGCTGTGAGAATTGGCGGAAGGGTGCGCGGACCAGTAGAGCCTCGTTTCTGGGCGAAGGTTCAAAAAACGGAAACGTGCTGGCTGTGGACCGGCAACAAGAATCCTAAAGGCTACGGCATATTCTATATCGGGCCGACCATGAAGGATTTCACTCCAGCCCATCGCTTCTCTTACGGGCTACTGGTTGGCTCAGTCCCCGATGGCCTACAACTTGACCATCTGTGTCGCATTCGCCATTGCGTGAATCCAGCACACTTGGAGCCTGTCACGAATAGAGAAAATATCCTGCGCGGCAATGGCCCTACAGCAAGACACGCTAGGCAAACCGAATGCAAACATGGCCATCAATTTGATAAGGAGAACACGCACCAAAGGCCAGAAGGTGGGAGGCGGTGCAGGACGTGCATGAGGAATTACAACAATGCGAGGATTCAAGGTGGACAGGTATGAAACCGAAGCCGCGTACCGCGAAGGCAGGCTCACGGATAATCGGGGCCGGAGTTTCATCGGAAGAAGCACTGACGGGTCGCGCCATGAACTACTGGCTGGAGAAGATAAATCCAGAAGACATCGCGAGGTTATGGATGCAGCTCGAGGCTTGTGCCAAGGGTGTCCTACCGCGCACTACGTGGGTGCAATGGGTGAATGGGACCATCGACAGGGCGGCCTTACGGGTCGATGTGACTGCTTGCACAACGCAAGGTGGGTTTGTGCTGAGTTTCACCGTAAGCGACACGTCCACCCCCGATTCGGAGAGAAGGTGAGCCCATGAGCGAAAAGTATGACATTTTGCGGCAGATGAGGGCGGAGGGATTCTCGCCTGAACGTCTGGCTTGCGATCATTGCTGGCACATTCACCAAGGGCCGCTAATGATGGTTATTCCTGACGGGCATGTGGTGCAGAGTTGCTGTAAGTGCAAATCGCTCCGCACGATCCATTGCGAGCACATAGGGCAGAAGCCATGAGCAGAAGTAACTTGGATCTTAGAGACGCGCTGGCGAAGATCCCAACCGAAGTCCTGGTATGGCTAGAACGCCAGTATCACGCAGACCTTCTAGCCTTCTTGCCGCCGCGGGGGCTTTGCGGAGCCGAAAAGGACAGCTTTACTTGCAATTTGCCGCATGGCCACGCCGGGGACCATCAGGAATCGCATCCTAGCGGAGGCTCTGTAGGCTGGAGGGCGAAATGACCATTCTCATGCTCATCTGCCTATGGTCCCTTTTCGTGACTTGCCGGATGGCCGTTTATCTTTGGAGGTACTGGCGATGAGCGAGCGCGAGCAATTGGCCCGTTGGATGATTGACCGTAGTTTCTCTACCGGCCACGGGGACACCTTCGGGGAATTACTGACAGAGCTCGAATGGCAAGTGAAGGAGTTGCGCGAGCGAGCCGCGCTTTGCCCAGTTTGCGGACACGCGGTCGTGCAGGTTTACCGAGGCATTTGTCTGTCCATGACAGACGGCTCGAGCGATCGGGCTTGTGGTTGCAGGGCTATCGGCCCTGACGGCAAATTCTATCCTGACGAGGTGCGAGCGTGACCATTCTCACCACCCGCGCCAAGGAGCAGCCGCGATGACGACTTTAGCCGAACTTCGCCTGGCCTGGCAGGAAAGCGGCTTACACTTGACGGACGAGTTTTTGGCCGGAATGCTGGCCTACATCAAACGGGAGGAACGCATGAAAAACTTGCAGCCCACAGTCAACGATGACCGGCTAGTGTTCTCTGAAATTGCTCAATCGGTGGTTTCGCTGATTGGCCTAGCCACGACCGACCCGGACCCCGCCAAGCAACTTTTGGCGGATGTCCGCCGGCAATGTGAGGCCCGCATCGTCGAGATAGACGGGGCGCTGGGGGACGTATGACGGCGCCGGGGCGCGTCAGGGAAGCGAGGGGATGTGAGCGCACCCATTGAACACGATGTACGTTTTAATGAGAAGCAAGGGACGTGGAGCGTTATTCAAGTGGAGCAGGTAATTGCGGATAAATTTCTTAGCCGCGAGGATGCCGTCAAGTGGGTGGAAGAGTACGAGCGTGTAGAAGAAGCATCCCTTGACTCCATTCCAGTAAATACACCGATGTGTGACAAGTGCGGAAACATGTTTCTCGAATGTAAATGTGACCAGATTCATAGCGTGACGAAATGAGTCTGGTTTTGCCGTTGCCGCCGAGGCCCAGCCTGCAAGTAAAGAAGAATGGAGCACAGCCTCGGCGGCAAAAGAATCGCGCTAGCTAAAAGCCGCGCTGCACGTCGAGGTGGGTGAGAGAAAGCGAGGTCCCCTCATGGATGAGTTGAGAGCAGCACTAGAAGTAGCGCAGCAGACGATTAACGAATGGGTTGAAGATGAACATGGTCGCGTCCACGTCCACAAGGATGTCATCAAACATGCCGTGGATGCGGCTGCATTGCTCGCCCAGCCCGTCCCGGCAGAGGGGGCGCAGGCGAGAACACTAACTAAAAGTCGCTATCAACTGGCAGTGGAGCACCGAACCGTATTGGCTGAACTAGTGAGGGATTACGACGAATGGTGTGCATCCGATGATGAGAACTTCGGTTCTGGAAATATCGACGCAGGGATCGAAAAGGTCAGAAAGTGGCTGAATGGTCCAAGTTTAGATGGTATCCCGTCCGAACACGTTCTTGAGGACGACGCATTTTTACGTGGCAGGCCCACACGTCCAGCTACGGCAGCGCCAGTAGCAAGCACAAGCACCATTACAACTCGCAAGATTGCGTGGTTCTGCCAGTTCTGCCAGCGTAATCACACAGCTTATTGTCCAGCGGTGGATGAAGAGAAGTTTCTGCACGTCTGCGACGATTGCGGGCAATCCTACCAAGGGACTAAGCACGAATGCTCGCCCGCCCCACCGTCCACGCCAGCCAGCAGGGAGCCGAAATGAGCGAAAGAAAAAAGGGGGCTGGCAAGCTCCTGAGTAGGGAGCTCTTGGGAGGTTTCGGAAGGTGCCAGCCCCCGGAGTCCGGTTAAGAAATCTGCGTAATGGCAACCGCGGTCGGCCCGGAAACAGGCGGAGTCGTGACCACGCCAGTGCCCAGCACAACGTTGGCCGGCCCTGCTGTCAGGTTCACTTGCTGCAAGCTGACCGGATCGACGAAGGCCACCGTAACGCTGATGTTGAACGATGTGGCGACTGGAGCGGTCGATGAGGTAAACGAGCACTCAACCCCCACAGGTTGCGTTGCCGTTGCCGTCGAAGGAACGGGCACGGAAACGTCGGCGCTGTTGTCGGCTGTCCAGGTAATAACCGAAGACATCGGCAAAACGCTGGTCGGCGGTGTAAGGGTCAAGCCAAACGTGCCGGTTGCCCCTGGTAGAATTGCGAATCCCATGATTGAATCTCCTTTGATTTGAACTGCTGTCGGTCCTGCTGATTTCTCGAAAGTCTTGAAAAACTTTATAGCTGCATCGACCAGCCTATGCCAGTCGTGGGCGATGCGCCCCAAAATGTGAATCTCTTCGCGGGCGTCTTCGGCCTGTTCCTTCTCCCGCTCGCCTATCTCTCCAGCCCGAAAAGCCTTCTCTAATCGGTCGCTCATGGCCCGCTAGTCTAGCATGCAAGTCAAGGCAGCCGGTGCGGTCCCCAGTTGTACCCGCCGCCGAGCATTCCCACATACCCGAGCAGCCAAATGATGACGATTACGACCAGCACCACTTTGGCGATATTGGCCCAAGGTTGCGGTAGCGGCAGAAGACTCAGGACGTAGAACAGCAGCCCGATCACGATGACGGCGATTAAAAGTGAGATGAGCACGCTTCATTCTCCTTCGGGCTGGGAAGGAAGTCTGTCACTTAGAGCACACCGACCATTCCAAGGCCCCAACGCTGAAAATCTCCGCAACCAGATTCTTGACTTCGCGCGGGATTGTGCTCGGATAGACGACGCGAAACTCCGGCGGGTCCGTCTCTTTGCAGTAGAGCACGCCGATTCCTTTCCACTCTTGCACCGGGCAGGAGGCGGGTGAAGTAGTGTTTGGCCCTCGCCCGCCCGCATGAGGAAGAAACGCTGGAGCTATAGCTGAACGCAACATATCCGAGCGTTGCACAGCCCCGAGCAGCCCGCTATCCAAAAAGAGTCACCCGGCCCGCAAGATCCCGTCAGCACCGAGCACGGCAGGATCGAGCAAGTGGGCCTTGGCGTCAAGGGCCGGATACACGAGGGCTGCGAAGTCGTCCAGCGACATGCCCTTGGCAGAGTAAAGTCTGCACACCACATCCACGGTAGTTTTCCCGAAGATCGAATAGTTTACCGTGACGACTGCGTCCTCGTAGACGATTTGCTGAGAGGCCATTATTTGTACGCTTTCGCAAGCGCCGCGGTTTCACTGTCGAGTGCCACATTCCCGGTTTGCCGACTGAGCACCGCTGCCATACGGGCCTTAAAAGCTGTGAGTTCGGCTTGCAAATGCGCTTGGCTGGGTGGCGTCATCACCGTGACTCTGACGCCCACGCTTGGGTTGGAGGTGGCCACAGTCGGGCTGAAGATGCCGACAATCGTGCCAATCTCCGTAGTTACCGCGCTGATAATGTCGGCTATCACAGTTTGGTGCAGCGGGTCTTTGACCTGAGCAGCCTTCAAAATGGCCAGCACATCTGTATTCAGCGTACTCATGCCACTCTCGAACTGCTGGAGTAGACTCGGTGATGTGCCTCCGTTGGCCGTCAGCGAAGCCTCATAGTTTTTATAGAGGCTCACGACGGTAGCCACGCCGCCATCGAAGATCCCGAGAGCCACCTGCACGGCAGCACCGATCGCCGGGTCAGCTAGTTCCACGATGGGCAAAATTCCATCTATTCCCGGAGTCATCAATTGAAGGATGTTCACCACGGCATCCCCCGCCGCGCATCCTTCCAAATCCACTAGCGCTACGCCGCCAGCCACGAGCGGCACGTGTACTAAAAAGTTACGCCTGTTCATATCTTGCCTCTTTCGAATCTCTTCCGAATCTCCCGCACGGCGAAGTGAATCCCTTCCATCAGAAACAACGCCGCTAAAACTGCCGCCCCGAATATGTCGACCACCACCACCATAAAGAGCACTAGCGCTCCGAGCAAATCCAGCATGTCGCAAATCGCTGCAAGGTCCGTATCATCCTGTCAGTCTCCAGGGCAACTCAAAGCCCCCTGTGGCACTATGTTTTTCCCAGCACGGCCACAGCTCTCAAGTTGCCCCGAAGCTCATTTCTTGCGCCCGTCCCGCTTCCCTTGCACCTTGGCTATCAGGGCTTCAAGGCATGTGCGGTGATACTCGTAAGCCTTGCCCAGAACGGTGTGCAACTCGCCTTCGCCGGGCTTGATCTCTTGGTTGCAGATGGGGCAAGTGCTCACCCCTTCGCGTCCTTCGCGTCCTTCGCGTCACGGATGTCCACGGCGTGTTGCTTAGCTTCGTGGTCTGCGAGATTCTTTTTCGCTTCGTCAGCTTTGGCGAAGTCTGCCGGGTCGTTGGTGAGTTGCGCGATCCGCAAGGCTTGCTCGTACACGGTAGCGAGAGCCAACCCATGCTGACTATTGACGAGCGTGTGGGTGGCCACCGCGACGTTTAGAATTGTCGCGCTTTGCTTCTCTGCGGCAGCCTGAGATATTGCGGCGACTTCGGCAACGTGTTCCGCCTTTTGCTCGGCTCGCTCGCCGCGGCTCTTTGCGAGGCCGATGCCCCATGCGGTAATGATGCCGACAATGGCCAACAGAGCGGGTTGGAGCCACGCAAGGACAACTTGCAGATTCGGGTTCGCCGCTGTCTGGTAGATCATTTCTTCCTCACTCCGGCGCGGCTCGGTAGCGCGTGACCAGTTCGGACCGGGTGTCCACTTTCGCTTTGTGAAGCAGCGATGAAACGTGGAATTTCACGGTGCGCTCGCCCATGTTCAGCGCGGAGGCTATTTCCTTGTTCCGCTTGAACCGGCAGAGGAGAGCCAGGACTTCCCGTTCTCTATCCGTCAGTGCGAACTTGGGAAGATCAGCCTCCTTTACCACAATAGCACCTTTTTCAAACCTTACTTCGATAGGAATGCGGATGACCAGCACGTACTGCTCACGTGCGAACTCAAGCGTTATCCGCCGGTTCTTTGTCATTCACAGCGCCAACTCCCGCGCTCTCCAGGATTGCCAATGACGTGAATACTTTCGCGCGTCCAGGCCCGCACTCTTCCCGGCCCTTTCGTCACCGTGCATTTGAGCGAATCATCGGGGAACGGATGCTTGAACCGGACGATGTAACTTCCGTCGGCGGCGATCTTGTAGTTCCCGGTTGCGGTCTGCGGGGCGGGGAAAGCGAATAAAAGCATTAAGAATGCCAATTTCATAAAATCTCCATCAGGGCGTCAATGCAAACGAAGAACTTTTCGTGACGGCGAGTAACTTTGCGAGCATAGGCGCCTTGAACAGGACGACTTGAATCGTCAGGCCCGTCGAACCCTGCGTGAATTGGTCCACCGCCATCGTGTTCGAGAATTGCGCGATCGGCGCGGAAGTCCCCGGCAGAATGAACTCAAGTTCGACGTACCCGTTGGCGTCCACCAAGCCCGTGTTGATGGACAGCGAGCCAGTGAGGTTTCCCAACGTGTCACTAGCCACGCTTCCCGCAGACACCCAAGTAGTCCCGTTCCACTGGCTGATGGTAACTGGCCCAGAGTACACGGCGGTTGAATCGTCAAAGACGAGCTGGCCGGTAACGGTCAAGCTGACAGTCGGAGGAACAGGAATCACAGTGAGCGTCACGGTGTTGGATTGCAAACTGGCTGTTCCCCCCGTGCAACCATAGAGGTTGACGCTCAGCGTGGTTCCGCTCTCGGCAATCGTGGCCAGCGGGATAACATAGGTGACGGTCGAACCTTTGGAGCCGTAGTGACCAACTCCGTTTACTGTCCAGAACGGCGAGCACGGCCCTCCGCTGACAGTCACAGAGAAAGTCGCCGAAGAGCCTACTGTGACGGTTTCATTCGTTGGCTGGACGGTGATCGCCTGCCCGCGCGCCGCGGCCGCACCGGCGAGAAAAGCGAGAATGGCTAGAGTTTTGCGCATGGTCCCATTATGCTCTTGTGGCTTGGGCGAATGGTGTGCAAGATGGTACACCCCTACGCGAGAGAGCGAAGAGGAGTGCTCATTGCAGCCTTGATGGGCATTTCCCGCGCGAATAATCTAAGAGTGAGCACGGATCCTCCGAGGGAAGCATTCGGTATTCCTTATCAATAACGGAGAAACGTTGACCACTGCTTACAACAATAAGCGCCATGTCTGCATCCTTGCCGTATGTCGGGTCGAAGGCATTAGCCCAATACCGCGCTCTCTCCATTCGGTGAAGCGTTGAGCGGACGCAGAGCAGCCCCCCGACGATAATCACAAGACACATAATCCCAAGCGTTACGGTTTTCATAGTTCCTCCCTGTCTCATTGTAGGCTAGCCTTCCAGGTGCAACCTGCCGCTGCCGCGCTCACAAGAACAGACTCCAGCTTGACGATTGGCCAGTTAGTAGATGTGGCGAGCGGTGCTGTGAATGTAGCGCCGCCATCTATTGTTTCCGTCGATAGAAAGGGTGTGATTGTCCACGGGCTTGTCGAATTGGTGATGCGTCGATAGATGGGCTGCCCGGTTCTCCCTTGGCATGTCTGTAGCGTGTGGATCGGAGTTACCGCCGACCCGCCGAGAGTCGCGTACACATCCACATCTAATTCTTGAGGAACTACCGCTGTGCCGAAAATAGTTCCCGCTCCCAGCCCGGTTGTTCCGTTGTATGCGGTAAATGCCGAACTGCTCGCCGTCAAAATAAACCAGCATCCCATGGTCAGGTTCGCCGTAGTGCTGTTGTAGCCTGCCGGGGTGACACCCGTAACAATGGCGCACTGGCCTGGAGAGAACGTATTCGCCACGGTAAACGTCATCGTGTTGGTTGCTTCAGTGGCCGCCGTGATTGTCGCCGGAACGGTGGCCGTGGTCGTATAGGTGTTCCCGGTTGAGAAATCCTGCGCTGCGTACAGGTCATTGAACGTGCGCTGAATCAACGGGGCCATGATGTTCAGAACGGATTGCTGCGTGGGGTGAATGTGATCGACCTGAAAGAATCCTGTAGCGCTTTGCCCATCGGCTCCTAGCCCGAGCGTGCCGCCTAAGTCCGTGAAGCCATCGAAGCAGCCACGCCAGTATTGGCGTTCCAGCGGATCAAGCACATCCTTCCCGGCATCGTATAGCGTGTTGCTAATCATGGAAACCATGAAAACCCGGTCATACCCGGAGTTTTTCCTGCCACGGCACCAGTTCATCAGGTACTCGATAATCTGTGTCCCGGTTTTTGGCGTGGCAAAGTCGTTGATGCCTTCAAAGATGTTGATGATCGAGCGCCCGTTGGCAGGCTGCCGCATGTACAAGTCGTTGTCGATTTTTGCCGCCGTGGATTCCGATTGCGCGGTCCTTCCTGCTAGGCCGAAGTTGAAAGTTGTCCAAGAGCCATTGGTCATCCCCGGCATGTTGTTGCACCAGGACAGCGGAGCGCCGTTAACCACCGTGATGGAATCTCCGACGCAGGTGTAGGTGTTGCCTACTACGCTCGATTGCAAGGATTGCGGAACGTTACGATTCGCCATCGCGCTGAGTATGAACTTCGAGTCTCCGGCAATCTCTGCCGCAGTCAGCACGCGGTTGTAAAGAGCCATGTAGTAGATTTGCCCGGTGTAGTAGAGAGCACCGGCACCGCAGATTTGCCATGCCCCCGAGGACTGAAGCCCCGCAGACGTTCCCGGCCCGGTAGTGTAATCCGGCACTGCCACGCCATTGAGATAGAGAACGTCGGTTGTGCCCATTGTGACCGCAACGACATTCGTCCCTAGTGCGCTGGCATAAGCCTGAGTGACAGCTAATCCAGGCTTCACTGTGCGGAGAATCCCTTGCCCAAGGATCGGAGCGCCACCCCCGGAATTGATGTCAAAGGCGATGTTAAAGGTACTCCCGCTGAGTATGGCGCTGTCTGTGCTGACCGATGGCAACTGATAGCCGATGAAAGCAATAATAGTCAGCGCGGAATTGAGTCCCGCAGGCAGGACAACTCCCCCGGTGCCTGGGCAGGAAATGCCGCCAGTAACAGGGATGATTGTCGGAGCTACACCCGCCGTTCCAGTGGCGTTGTTGCCGTTGCCTGAATAGTCCACCAGCGCGGCAGGAGACTCTGTCGGCAATATCCGGTACTCCGCTATCAAGCCGGAAGTAATCGGCACGGAGGTAACGCCAGGAAAGCCCGGAACAGCGGAAACGGAGGTTGTGCTGGAGCCGCCCCCGCCGCTAGAGGGTCCGTATGCGCCATTTGGCACTTGGGCCCACGCCACACAGCCAAAAAGTGTCACAACGATTGCAAACAGGTACCGTTTCATAAGTCCTATGCTCCCTGGTACTTCGGTTCGGTACGCTACGCCTATTGCCGCAGTGCCCTGTTCCTGCGAGACTCGGTCCATGCTGAACACTATGATTCTGCTGCTATCGCTTGTCGCGCTGGCGCATTTCACTCGAACGTGGGTTGCTGCCATCAAGGGGCGCTCGTGATCGAGCTTGCTCTGTGGGTGGCGGCTTTTCTGTTCTTGGCGTGGGTTTCCATCGCCATTTTCGCGGTCATATTTCAATTTTTTGTTTACGTCGTGTTCCATTTCCCGAAGATCGACCATGTCAGGAGGAAGAAATGACCAAGCCAGCCACACCCAAGCCGCCGAAGCCTCCAAAGAAAGCCTGGAATGCCGCTGCGCCTATGAAGGTTCCCGGCAAGCTGCGCGACTTGCTCTACAGCCATTCTCCACGCTAGAAAACTCTGCCGCTTCTGAGAGTTGCGACCCGCTGGCGCTCGGCTCTTTGCGCGACCCCTTTGGTTTGTGCGGATTTGCGCAATTCATCTAATCTCTGCTGGTACTGGTCGATTTGCTGTTGCATCTGCGCCTTCTCTGCCGCCGGCCTGCCTGGAGAATTTCTGAGCGTGTCAGTCATCCGCTGAACTTCCGTAGATAATCCCGTCACCATATCTTCCGGGGAAATCGTCCGCATGGATGCTTCCACGCCTTTTTCGTTGATGCCGCCCTTGTAAGGCACCTGTGGCCGGTCGTTGGCTGTTCCAACTTTTCTTACTCCGACGGGTTGCGGGCCTTCTGTGGCTGGAGTTTCCAGTTTAGCGACCTCCGGCTGATGCGCGGCTGTCACGGTCGGCGGCAAGGTAGGCGGAGGTTCTGTGCGCGGGCCGGGGTACCCCACACCTTCTCGCGGCGTGTAAATGATCGGCTTGTTGATATTGCGCAGAACGTCGCCAGCTCCAGGGGCTCCGCGCTGCGCCGCTCCGGTCAATTCGTCGCGTGGGATGGAATACATCGACCCCGGCTTATCCCCTGGTTGTAGGGCGCGCGGTTCGGGGAAGTGCATAACTTCTGGAGATGGGGCGGTGCCAGCAGACCCAACTTCTCCCGCGGCTGGTTTCGGCTCATTGATGCCCCGTCTGCGAATCGCATTCAACTCCTCTCCGCGTTTGGAGTAGAAGTCCTCCATGGATGGCAGGTGCGCACCTGGGAACTCCGCCACAGCCGGTTTCTCTCCCTCGCCACGGGCAAGAATCGCGTTCCGCTCCGCCCCTTCCTTGGCGTAGAAGTCATTTGCGGATGGCAAGTGTGCTCCGGGTGAGATAGGAGTTGGGGTATCGGTTGGGATGGGTTGCAATTTCTCTTGCCGAGCCGCTTCTCGGGCTTGCTGTTTGGTCAAAGCCTCGTTTTTACTGCGGATAGCGTTTCGCTCTGCCCCTTCGTGGGCGTAGAAGTCGCTGGCTGCCGGCAGAGGCGCGCCAGGAAATTCCGGCGATGGACGATAAGGAAACGCCTTCTCTATGAGGCTTGGGCCAAGTCTGTATCCCGACCCTGCACCTATCACTGCGGCGGCAGGATTGCCATGGGCCGCACCGTAAGCTCCGCCTCCAACCATTCCGCCAACCTGCCCAATGGTTTTGACGGTTGGCTTCAAAGTTCCTTCCGGAGTGTAGAGATGCTCCCCGCCAACCTTTCTGAGAGCAGGGACGCCACGGCCGATTGCCTCTCCTGCTGCCAGTTCCGCAACCGGAACAGCCGCTTCCCCGAGAATCGCTCCGCCTTCCCCGCGTTCTCCGTGCTCCGCCGCGCTTTTCCCGCTCATACCCACGTAAGATCCGAGCCCGGAACTAACCGCTTCGCCAACCTTGCCAAGAATTCCGTGGCCACGCTGCCAGCCAGCCTTTGCCTCATCGTAAGCCCCTGGCAAGGAACGGACGTTCAGCGGGTCAATCGTCATCAACCCAGCATTCTTAGCTATGCTCGACGGCGATAAAGTGCTGACGGCCTGCTGCTTGAGAATATTCCCAGCCGCCGCTCCCATCCCTTTGGTTGTAATTCCGCCGCCTTTTTCGTTCGACAATCTTGCTTTTTCAAATTCCGTCTCAACCTGCGGCTTCATCGGTTGCTGGCCGGGAAGCGGGGTTACGCCTTGCCGCGCCTGTTCGCTGTCGGGAGCTTCATCCCCAAAGGAAAATCCATCGGCAGTCTTGGCTGGCTGCTTGTCGTCTTCATCAAAAGAAAATTTCTTCTTGTCGTCAGCCATGCTAATCGGCTAGTTGTGCGCCTTTGTCGAGATATTCTTGGACTCTATTTCCAGGGATGTGCCGAATCTTCCCATTGTCGTCCTTCAAATTGATATGCACATCGGCGGGCAAAAAGTCCACTGGTTGATGCCTGCGCACTGACTCTTTGGCTGTGGTTTCCCACTGGATTTGCCGAGTGTTGGAAATGAGATCGTTAAAATCCTTCCATTGCGAAGCGCTGAGCTGCTGGCCTGTGGCCACTCTGTCCACGTAACGGTCGATTCTGTCCATTAGCCCGATGGCGTCTTTGTGCTCGGAAATCATGTTCTCGCCCATCTGCGTGCCTTTAACAGAGCCGAATGTAGAGCCGAGATGCTGGGCAAGAGCGACCATCGAAGCCGCTCCGGTGGCTGGATTATTCTGGTAGTCGTGATAGGCGTTCTGGAATTTCTTGTAGTTCTGCTCAATGTCCGTCGAAGGCTTGACGTATTGCGTGTTGAATTGATTGCGCTCCGTGTTGGCCAGCCGTGCGCCCGTTCCTGTAGTTGCCCCGCCAAGATTGGATGCATCTGTCTCTCCAACTTTCCCAGTTTTGTTGTTGAAGGTCTTCCCGCTGAATGACCCGTCGGGATTGAGTAAGGGTTGCATGGTTCCAACAATCCCGAGCGATGTCGCGTTGGGCTGCGCTGGGCCTATTTTCTTCCACTGGCCGGTGCCTTCAGTGCCGGAATAGTTTCCTTTCGGGTCGTGCTGATACAGGAAGGGGGTTCCGCCTGGCTTGTCGAGCATCGTAACCGTCTTTGGTTCTCCGGGTTCCTTGCCAGGCTTGGTGTCTTCAATCCCTTGCGCCAAAGCAATCCTTGCTTCATAAGCCGTGTTGGGTTTTTTGGTTTCCGGGTTTATTTCCTTCATCTTTGCAGCAAGGGCTTGCTCGTCAATGCTTCCCGGTTTCGTCTCTTTCCCTTCCTCAAAATCCTCTTTGCGCTCGGCAAGGTCTGCTGTTCTGTCGGCCCGCGTTCCAGCGGCCTTCCGCTCGGTTTCAGTGTTTTCGCGTGTCTCGGCTTGGCCTAGTTTGCTTTCAAGACCATGCTCCTGCATCCGTCTGTTCAAATCCGTGCCGGGAATGAGGCCCATAGTCGCGGGGGCGAAAATATCTCCGGCAATGTTTCCGACTTTCCCGAGCGCATGCCCAATCTTGCCTAGCACTCCAGGATGATTTTCTGCCGTGCCCAATGGATTCGCTTTCTGATCGGCAATGCGGGCAAGTTGTGATTGGTAGTTCTCCGCGCTGCCCGGAGCTCCGACCAACGGCAATTTCTGCCGCTCGGCAAAAGTAAGCGGCTTGACGGGTGACGGAGTGCCTACAGGCTGCAATCCACTTGGCGCAACTGGCGCACCGCCACCGATGTCTGGAGCCTCGGGAGGGCCACCAACGCGCTTTAATGGCGAAAGCGGATGTATGCCCGGATCGCGGTCCATTCCATGCGCGCCAACTGGCTGCATGACGTTGCCTTCTGTGCGACCAGCAGGAACAGGCTGCGGAGCGGCGGGCGTAGCGGAACTCAACAACGCCAATTGCCGCAGTTTTTCCGGGTCGAGTGCTGGAAGTGGAGTTGCCATTTATGTCATATACCCCGCGCCGTTCGCGCCGCCGTATGCCGCCTTCGCTGCATTGGAAAGCGAACCCATAACGCCTTCAGCATCTCCCAATCCTTGCTGTAATCCACTGGTCTGATTTGCTTGCGTCCAGGCATTTATATCCTGCGGGACAAGCCCTTGTGCCTTCAGTTGAGCATCCACATCTTCGCCGTACAGCCCTCCGAGGGCGCCAGCCGCTTGAGATTGCTGGCCGAGTTTTACTTTGGCGTTTTCGTTCTGCACGCCCAGAGCATTTTGGCTGAGTTGCTGCGTTTTATTTCTTGAGGCTTGGTCGAGAACGCCTGACAATGCTCCGGTATTGTGCGTGCGCGCTGCTTCTAGGTTTGCCTGTCCGGTGATTCCTGCGTTGGCTCCGCCAGCGCCTTGCTCTCCGGCTACCAGCGTATTATTTATATCCGTGGGATTCATGCCCGTGGGGTTGGTAAGTTGTTTCTGCTCGAAGGGCACAAGAGATGAGCCGATGCTTGTTGCATTGCTGCCGTACCCTGCCCCGGTTGCCGTTGCTGTGTTTGTAGCGTTCTGCGCCGCTTTCACGCGACTGTTGCTCATTGTATCCTCAGAAAATAAAGCCCATCTTTTGCTGGAATCCAGCCAAGCTTCTGGAGCCGTCTGCCGAATCGCGGCCCGGCCTCCGCATACGCCCAGTCAAGCCCAAAGCCATACGCCTTTTTGTTCATTTCATCCTGCAAGAGCTTAACAGCTTCAAACCTAGCCTTTGGCGTGCTCCACGAGTGATCGAGCACGAGCGTGACATTCAATTCCAGCCTTGCGAGTCCCGCAGCCACAATGCGTTCTCCGTCTACAACGCACTGCTTTATGAGTGTCAAAGGATTCGCTGGATCTGGAAACTCATTCGTTGGCGTTATCCCATCTGCATGGAGTTCAATCAATCGCTTCAAATCGCTTGGCTCGAACTCACGAATGTTCATACCGTTGTCAGTTGCCTCTTGGGTCCGGGTGCGGGACGCTGCAAGACTGTGCCAAATCCAACGCCGCCCGTTGTTCCGTTCGCCAGTCCCGTTCCGCTTCCGGTGCTCGCCAGTGGAGTGAATTGCGCTGAGCCGCCTACAACTACGGGCGTCGGCACGTATTTGGTTCCGAAGTTCGTATGCGGAGCTGGATCGCTGCCAGGATACTGAACATAGGAACGAAAGTAGTAATTGATGTTTGTGCCTGAACTGTCTTTCCCTGGCAAGGCCGTGAACAATGAACGGCTTGCTCCCAAGTCGAATACGTGAGGCTGCCCGAATGCTGGATCGTTTGGACTTGCCTCAATAAAGTAATGCGCGCCCTTTCTCAGTTCTGAATTATGAGTAATCACGGCATGTACTGTGCCGCTATTCGCCACTACGTTCAGATTTTGAACTGGCGCGGGTGGCTGCACTTTCCCGGTCGGTTGCACCGCAAGTTGCTTGAATCCGTTGCTGATTTGGTCGGTCAGATCGGAAAGCAAAAGATGCACGCCCCGCCGCGCTTCCTCCCAGGAAACCGCCGAGCGTAAACTGTTCAGGAAGCGATTGGTGTCCAGGGCCATCAGGGATACCTATTCGTGGTACACTTAACGCCATGATCGGAAAGAAATTTGGACGCCTCACTATTCTCAGAATTTCTAAAGAAAAGCATGACCGCCGTGGAGCTTTCTTTGTTTGTCGCTGCGCTTGCGGCAACGAATGCACCGTCCGCCGTGATGGGCTTACTAGTGGTCATGCCAAATCCTGCGGCTGTTTGCAGCGCGAGGCGGCTACAAAAAACTGCCTTAAGAGAACTATACATGGCGATTGTCGTAGAGGAAAACGTACTAAAGAGTTCCGATCCTTCTGTTCAGCGAAAGATCGTTGCTCAAATCCCAACATCAAAGATTGGCATCGATATGGCGGACGAGGCATAAAGTTTCTCTTTGTTTCTTTTAAGCAATTCCTTTCGCACATCGGGCGTATGCCCCATCCAGGACTAACGCTTGATAGAATCAACAACGAAGGCCACTATGAAATTGGAAATGTTCGTTGGGCGACTCATTCTGAGCAATGCCGTAATCGCCGGAAAATGAAAGTCTCCAAGAGAATGCTTGCAGCACTGCGAATAAACATCAAAAAAGCACAAGAAGCTCTTAGGCTTAAGCGTTTGCGGTCGCAGTCCCTCTGACACTTGACCACGCATCTTTTTGAAGCGATGCAACAATTTTCGACAATGAAAAGCTCGAGCCAACCGCATTCGTTCCTACGCATATAAAAAATCTTTCCCCGGATAGATTCACTGCTGCTTCCAAATCTCCAAGCGTAAACTGACTCAATGGAATGGAAGAGAGCAAGTACGGTAAGTTCTGAGGGCTCTGAACGTACACGCTCACGTTTAGATTTCCGTTGCCTTCTGCCAGAATACTCAAATATCCAAGCAACATACGACGCAAGCCGAGGCCCTTTGCATCTTGCATGTCAGCTTTTACTAGGCCAAAGGTAATATAATATGAGTTAATAGAAAATCCATCGTCATCCAGTTCAGTTGAGGAAAAAGCGTAGACCTTTGAGTTCCCGACGCCATTGCAAAGGAAAAGCGGCGTCTGATTGTTGGCTCTGTCGCAAAAATCAGCATACGGGCTCTGCAAGTTCCAGAATGACCACTTCCTAGCGGGTTCCGGTGCGAGTAGTCTGCCGGAAAAGGAACTTCTGATAGGCGCAGTGTCGGCGATGGCCATTCCCGAGTTGAGTTCGCGGTAGTTCATCATCAAAATTACGTTTGGCGTCTGTGGATTTGCGTTGATTGGGAACTGCGGCATGTAAATATTTGGCGTAACGATGGGAACGCCAACATAAAGCCTTCGTTGCTCAGGATCGTTGCGCAGCCAGATGCTTTGCGCGGCAGGCCAGTTGATGAGATCCCAAACAGGCGCAATTTCCTGAGAAACCTTAAGTGGTTCAGAACCAGAAAAAAAGTAGACTCCGGCACGACACGCTGAAAACGCCCAATCCTCCCCGTAGTCATAGGAGTGACTGCCGATAGTTCCGATTTTGTTCGAAACTTCCCGCCAATTCCAGAAAGCAGGCTCCGAATTCCCGGTATCGCTGGTCGAGTACCAAGATTTTGTTTTCAGCGCGTATAAAGTGTCGAAGAGAACCATGCCGCCCCGAATCGGCTGCTGATTCTGCGACGGCCCGAAGTGCCCGGTCACTAAATCGAATGCTTCGGGATTGTCCGCGTAGCTGGCGGTGAAGGAAGTCGCAAAGGAAGGCTCTGCCGTGGGAAAAGGCTCGACGCGATCCACTTCCACATCTCCGCCGTTCGGGAGATTTGTGGCATAGACTCTGAACTCCAAATCAAGCGGTACGGTAGTGAATGCCGTCGTTACCAGCGTTCCGGTAAAAATCTGCATGGTCGTTGTCATGCTCGCAAGCGGCACGGAAAAGATTCCGAACGTGGTTCCTAGTTTCGGGCTGTAAATATCCATGACCAAGTTGCCGAGCGTGACTCCCGAAGGGCAGCAGGCCGTCACGCGAATCGAGTATTGCGTGTTGGTTGTGACAATCGGAACCTGATAGATGTCCTGATAGGCTGGCTGCTCGATCATTCCGTAGATGGCTTGTGAAACACCTGTTGCATTCTTGATGTAGAACGCGCTGCCAAAGATGGGCGAGACAATCAGCGAGATTCCTCCGCCGTTGATCGGGTCAACCGTCCAGCCCAGCGGATAAGTCGTTGTGGTTCCCTGCACGGCGCTAGAGAGAACGCCTATGCCGCCATCAAAGGAAAGATTGAGCAAGTTCTGGATTTTGTTCTGTTCCTGCCAGGCTATCAGCCGGTCGGAGTAACTGAGAAAGCCTACACAAGAGCCAAGTTCCGCCTGTTCGAAAAGATTGTTTCCCGCTACGTCGATGGCATCGCCGGCCAATAGCACCGCATCGGGAAACGACAGCGTCACTTGCGTGGTGATGTTGTCGTTGATGAGTGTCGCCGGGTAGGTGATAAGTTGGCCGTTGGTTGTTACCTGCACAGGCTCGGGAATCCAGAAGAAATTTCCTCCATTCGCTCCGGTAAACGCAAGAATGCGCGCGGTAACGTTTGGCGGTCCGATGGGAATGTTCGAAACGACAATGGCTCCCGCCGAGGCTGTGATGGTGAACTGCACAAAAGGCGACGGAGCGGTCAGTGCTCCATTCCTGGTCTGGAAGATAACCACGCATTGCCTTGTACCGACGCCCATCACGCCGGTTGTCGAAACCAGTCCTCCGGTGGAGTTTCCCAGGATTGGATTGGTCACTGTGCCGGCGGGATCGAACTGGAAGATAGTCCCAGAAATGATTCCCGTTCCTGTCTCAGCAGCCGGCGAAATGTTCGATGAAGAAACCAGAGACACGGAGAAACTGGTCGGACTGGCAGAAGTGATTACGGCATTCGATACGTTGAAGATCCCGTTGCCATTGAGAGTTCCTGTCACCGTGGCAAATTGGCCCAAAACAGGCGCAACTCCGGTGATGATGGTAAAGACGTAGTTGGCGACGTTGGCTGTCAGGCTGGTTTGCGTGATTTGCAACTGCGCGGCGTTGGGCGTGGCTGCCACCACAAACGTGTTGTCGTAGCCCGCCGTGCCCGCTCCGGTGACGGTCATCTGGTTGCCGACTTCTAGGAACGGAACCTGCACTGCCGCGGTCAGTGTCGCAAGCGTCGATTGAATCGTGCAGCCGCCGGGAGTCAGCGCGTTGTAGTAGGCCGTAAACGGAACCTGAAAGGTGATCCAGTCATAGCTCTGCTGGCCTGCAACGGTCGAGCCAACGCTGGTGATGGTGTAATAGGCCGGATTGAAGACGCCTGCGGGATCGTTGTTGACATTGTTTCCAGCGATGGACGGGAAACCTAGAATCTGGATGTTGGTTCCTACTTTATAGACTGGAGCAAGAGGACTTCCCGTGGTTGGCGGAACGAAAGCGGCATGAACGATAATCGTCATCACGTTTCCGGGAGTTGCCGGAGCGCTGAACGTCCCGGTAGCCGATGGAGCGGCACTGACCAGCAGCCAGTCGTGCGCTCCGGTTGGCAGAGCCGTTGCCGCGTTTTGCGTGATCGTGAGTACGGCACTGCCGGAACTTGTCGTAGTGACCGACGGCGGAGCGCCGGGGCCAACCTGCGAAACCCGGTCAAGCCATTGCCCATTCCACAGCCTTGGAACGTCGGTGCCGTTAATCAGATTCGATATGCCGATATATTCCACGTCATCGAAAGTCACTGACTTGGCGTAGCTGCCCGGCTGGATAGCTGTTGAAATGTTGTTCAAAACTCCTGGATTTGCAGTGACATTCTCATCCCACAAGAGGCCGTTAGCGTCGAGCAGGAGAGTATCTATCTCTCCATCGGTCTGCTCGTAAGTCTTGAGCCAATTTATGTTCGAGGCGGGCGCAGGAGACAGCCAAGCTTTGAGTTTCACGGCATAGATAAAGAAGCTGGCTACTTCACCGCCCAAGGCTGTAGCTACGAGATTGACAGTCAAGGTTGGATTGTCGAGCAGTGCCGGAGTCAGCGGAATCGCCCAGGAGAAGCTGGTAACTCCGGCTACAAACTCCGTGTCGGCCAGAGTTAGTTGGAAAGCCACGGTTTTAGGCGAAAGCGTTCCGTTTGGCAAGAGAATCTGAGCGGTCAGAATGGCGTCCGGCGACAGCGTCGATTGATGCCCGAAAACTTCGACCTGCAAGCCAAGAACGGATTCCGTTGCGGGGATCGTGAAAGGGAAATTGGAAGAGGCAAGAATCTGCGAGCGGTTGGGAGAAGCAGTTCCCGAGCGAAACGTCGCCATCAGCGCAACCCAGCCGCCGCTGGTCTGCGTCCAGGTTGCTTGGACCGTCGGCCCTGCGCTGATAAGGAATGACGAAGAATAATTTCCGGTGATGTTCTGGATGGCGGCAAATGCCCCTGAAACCGTGGCGGAGAATTGCGTCGAGGCCGCTCCGATAGAGAACTCATTCTGTCCAATAGTGAGAGTTGGCGCCGCTACGCTCGCGCTGTTCTGGGCGTTTGAGCTGACCTGATCGAGAACAGTGACGCCAGCGACTTCGTGAATCAATCCATACAGCGTAAATGCGCCATTCCAAGTGATTAAAACGGTCAGCGTCCCAGCCGGAACAGGATTGACGGTGTAGAACATGAATGCTTGCTGCCCGTTGACGTTTGAAGTGTTTGAAACGGCAAGCTGGTACTCATTCCCTTGCGAATCATTGCAAACCGGAGAGATTCCCGGCCCTTGGCTGAAAAGCTCCGCAACGACAATGCTTCCTTTGGCGACGGGATTTGTGAACGTGATGCTGCAAAGCGCTTGCGCCTTGAAAGCTCCGCCCCAGCAGAACCATGCCCCTGCCCCGCCGACCGTCGCTGCAGCGCTGTAGGTTCCTACGGCGGTGACGGCCAGATATTCACCTACCGCCGAGACAAGGCTAGTCCAGCTCGGGCCAAGCCCTACGCCAGCGGCAGAGATCGAAAAGCCAACCAGCACGTCGCTCGGGTTTGTTGTGGTGAAACTGGGTGAAGCGATTGCGCCTGCCCCCGCCGCAGTTCCTTGCGCTACCGTGAACGGAACGTCGACCGCGCCAAGCCCGCCGACAGCCGAAAAGTAACTCGTCACCGCGGTTACGTAGGTCTGCTGACCGATAATGTAGGTGTAGTTGATCGTCAGGTTATTGACGGTCTGGTTCAGCACGCAATAGAACGGCTGGCACCAATCTATTGCCGGACCTGCAACGCCAAATCCCGCCGGCGTGCCCATGGGGATGTAGGTGTTTCCTGAATTATCGGTGATTCCGCTGATGGGAAAGATGGTCTGCCCGATGGGCTGCGATGCCGATGTGATGACCGGGAAAACAAACAGCGTGTTGCCTTTCACCAAGCCCGGCTCAAGGAATGCGCCAGTCGTAACGTTCTGGATGGTTGGGCTGTCGGTTTCGTGGTTTACGGTAATCGGTGCAGCGCTGCCTTGCGCGTACTGCACGAGGCTTGGCGTTGTGTTCGTGCCGTTTAACGTGACGTTGGCGTAGGTTCCGGGAATTCCGAGCGTGGCGTTGGTGGGCGAGTTCCACGGAGCTTCGTTGGGTGTGGACGGCCCCGGCAGGGATTGCGCGTAGCCTGCAATCTTTTCGCTGTACAATCCCGCAAAAACAAATTGCCCAAGCGTGCCGCCGCGTGTGAAGACACGGCCGACCGAGTAGTCTACGTCCTGGTTTTGCGGGCTTCCACCCTCCGGCAAATCTGCCGGGTCCATTTCTGGAATCGCACCGCCCCATACAGTTAGCGCGACATCGGAAGCACCGCTTGCGTTGTTCATGTCCAGCTAATCACGATATGGTCTTGGGGAAGACTATCTTGAAGTTCACAGTGTCGGCGAAAATGGATGGCGTGCCGCCGCTTAGCGCCGTGGCGTTACTGAACTCAATGTTGGATGTGGTAGCTGCGCCGGACGCTCCGCCGCCAAAGATTTGCAGCTTGCCGGTGCCGTAGTTCCATTGATACCACCAGCCACTTCCTGCCGTCGATTGAAAGTCAACGTAGAGTGGCGTGCGGTTGGCATATGGCCCGAGGTTGGCCATCGCAAAACCAGTTAGAGGCAGCAGGCCGCCCGTAGCGTAAGTATCCCCTGAAGCGGAAAATGTGACCGTCCCATAGTAGGTCACACAATCCTGCGTCACGTCCCCTTGCGGCGATTTGTTTGTCGTGTTGAACTTGAAAGTGGCCGTAGACATGAATTTAATTGCTCCTTTTCTTTGAAATCCTACGTAGTGGGCAAAACCAAAAATTGCACTGTGATCTTCGCCGTTCCGTTTCCAGCGGCAAAATTGTTCGTCACTTTTGAAATGACCAGGGCGGCATTGTCATCCGTCGGAGGATTCCCGGCGGTGTCCGTGGCCGAGAAACTTCCGATTTGCTGAATGGCGCGGTTGGGCGAGATGGTGACAAGGAAAATTCCGTTGCTCACGAGTGCCTGCGAAGCGCTGCCGGCAACAAAGGAAACCGCTCCGCCTGCGTCGGTGTAGGCTATCGAGCCGCCAAAGAAAACAATTTGGATGACCAGCGGAACGATGCGGAAACCAACTCCCGGTGCGGGAACCAAGGTAATCGGAGTCCCGAACAAAGCAAGGATGTTTGCCGAAGTTAGCGCCGTAACCGTTTGCGGCAGGTCGGCGGCTACCAGGGCGCGAAAAGCCGGAACGCCTGCAGCGCCAGAAGCCGGTCCGGACCAGACCGTGTTAGCGTTTTCATTTACGAGTGTGATCGTGTCGGCCAGCGTGCCCGTGGTTGTGACAGGCGAGCCCGTTACCGACGAACTGAAGATCCCCGGCACCGTCAGCGTGTGGGATACGCTTGAAACTGTTCCGCCTACCCCGGTCAGGTCGGCGGCTACCAGGGCCCGGAACGCTGGCTGCGCCGCTCCGCCGCTGGTTGGCCCGGCCCACACCGTGTTGGCGTTTTCTGTGGACTTTGTGACCGCC